ATCCCGAGAAGGAAAGCGAGGTAACCGATGGCTGATAAAGCAATTTCCGACCTCACCCAAGCAACACAGATCACAGGCGAAGACCTTTTTGTCTTGCAGCAGAACGGCGAGGCAAAGAAGCTGCTTGGTATGACGCTGCTGGATTTTGTCACTCTAAGCGTGGTCAAAGTCACGGTGACGACGCTGCCCGCAGGCTCGGCGGCAACAGCAACATACGACAAGACCACCGGTACGCTGGCGCTCGGTATCCCGCAGGGCGACAAGGGCGCAACCGGTGATACTGGCGCGACGGGGGCAACTGGCCCACAGGGCGAACAAGGCGTGCAAGGCGAGACTGGTGCAACAGGCGCGACCGGTCCGCAAGGCCCCGCAGGCCCCGCAAACGTGCTGACCATCGGCTCGGTCACGTCCGGCAAGGTAGCGAGCGCGACCATTACCGGAGAAGCCCCGAATCAGGTACTCAACCTTGTGCTCGAAAAAGGTGACAAGGGCGAGCCCGGTGAAAAAGGTGCGACGGGCGCAACCGGCCAACAGGGTGAACAGGGCATCCAAGGCCCGCAGGGCAATCCCGGCGCGGATGCACCAACCATCACAGGCATCACTATCCGGCAGAGCGACTATCACCTTATCGTGACGCTGTCGGACGGTACAAGCTACGACGCGGGCTATTGCCGAGGTGCTTCTGGTGCTGGTACGGGCGATATGTTGGCAAGCGTGTATGACCCCAACAACAAGCACCAGGACATCTTTGCATACATTGACAATGCCATCAAGGACGTCAAGGTGACTACTGACGTAACGCCTACGCAAGGCAGCACCAACCCTGTGCAGTCTGGCGGCGTGTACTCGGCTCTCACCAATAAGCTGGATAAGACGGGCGACGGCAGCAACGTCACAGCGGCATTTACGGAGGCAACCACCCGCGCAAATATCACGACGGGCGAAAAGCTCAGTGTGCTGTTTGGAAAAGTCACCAAGTGGTTTTCAGACCTCGGTAGTCTTGCTTTTAAGAGCACGGTCGCTAAATCCGACCTCGCAAAAGACGTGCAGACGTCCCTCGGCAAGGCTGACAGCGCATTGCAGAGCTATACGGAGAGCGACCCGACCGTGCCCGAGTGGGCAAAGGCTCCGACTAAACCGAGTTACACGGCTGCTGAGATAGGCGCGCTCCCAGATACGACGGTCATCCCGACCATCCCCTCCACCACCTCGCTCCTCAAGGGCAATGGCTCGGGCGGGCTGGTTGCGGCGACGCGCGGCAGCGACTACATTGCGAGCGGCAACATCGTCAAGCAGACGCTTGTGAACGTTGAGACCACACCGACCGAGAACTACGCCATCAACTGGGTGTACGGCTAAGGAGGCGAGAGGATGGCAAACTCGCTTTTAAGCACTAAAGTCGCGGGTAGCATTATCAAAATCAAGGAGAGTGGAAGTCCTGTTGAGTTTATCGTGTGTAAGCACGACTATGAAAGCGAACTAAATGGGAGTGGTCGCACACTGGTGGTCCGCAAGGACTGCTATGACAAACGTCAGTGGCACAGCTCCAATGTCAACGTATACGCTACCAGCGACATTGATGGCTGGTTCAACAGCACCTATAAAAACCTACTTGATGCAGAAATCCGTGGGGCCATCGGCACCACGAAATTCAAGTACACCCCCGGCAACGGCAACAACACCGTTAGCACACTGGAACGTGCTATTTTCTCGTTGTCCGTCACCGAACTTGGCAAAGCCCCAAGCTATGCGAATAAAGAGGGCACCGCACTCTCCATTGCAAGCTCTCTGCAAATTGCTTACTTGAATGGCTCCGCCGCTGCTCAGTGGACCCGCTCCCCGTTCAGGAATAGCAAAGACTTCGCCTGCCACTTGGTCTCCGATGGAAATGTCGACGCAAGCTATTGCGCCAGCTCCTACGGCTCCCGCCCCGCTTTCACTCTTCCCTCTAATGCCCTTGTGGACGACAGCGGCAACGTGGTCATCCTTGACCTTACCGCGCACAAGACCCTCATAAACGGCACGGCCTACACCATCAAGGGCGGCAAGTGCATGGTCAACGGCACGGTGTACAACATCCTCAAGGGCAGGACGCTCATCAACGGAACGGGGTATGACATTACGTTTAAGCCGAGCTACGACCCCGTATTTGCCAACAACACGTGGGAGCAAATTATCGAGGCATGCCACAATAACGCAGTGCCGAACACGTGGAAGGTAGCAGACCAGAAGTCCATGACCATCGGCGGCGAGGACTATCTAATCGACATCATCGGAAAAAATCATGATGATTATGCCGATGGGTCGGGAAAAGCTCCGCTGACGTTCCAACTGCATGATTGTTATAAGATAGCAAAAGCAATGCACTCCACTGCTGCAAATACCATGGGTTGGACAAAATGCTCTATGCGAATAGAGCACTTGCCCATTATTTTGAAGCAGATGCCTGCGGACGTACAGAGCGGCATCCGTGAGGTGAACAAGATTTCCGCGAGCGGCGGTAGGAGCACCTCGCTCGTAACTACGAAAGATAGTCTATTCTTACTGAGCGAGGGTGAAGTTTTTGGTAGTGCCATTAACTCCCACTCAGGTGAAGGCACGCAGTACGACTACTACAAAGCTGGTAACAGCACGGTGAAGGACTTTAACGGCAATGCATACGACTGGTGGGAGCGTTCTCCAACTGCCAATAGCACCAGATATTATTGTAATGTCAAAAGCACAGGTAGTGCCGTAAACAGTAGTGCAAATGTTGCCCGTGGTGTGGCCTTCGGCTTTTGTTTCTAAAGAAAGGACTGATTGTTTATGACCTACATTAAAGTTAACAACACCGAATACCCCGCAGAGATCAACGGCAACCCCAAAGACCGCTCGTGGGGCGAGCGCGACACCAAGACCATCACACTCACGATGACCGCCGCCGAGGTCGCGGCGCTGCTGCCCGACAACACGCCGTGGAGCATCGTGCAGCGCGAAACGGTGGACAAGCTCGACAACGACGGCAATCCAACGGGCGAGACCGAGGAGGTCGTCAACGAGTGGGACAACAGCGCGTACAGCATCGCGGGTGACATCACTGACCACCGCGACGGCACGGTCAGTATCAAGATGGGCAAGCCAACGGAGACCGAGAATGCCAAAGCGACCGTCACCGCCCTTGCGGGTGAGCCGGTCACGTATGCCCGCGCGGTGGAGCTGCGCCCCATTATCGAGCAGGCAGCGGTCAGCCTGAGCGACGGCGAGGCGGCGCGCGTGCCGGAACTCATCACAGCATGGGCGTATCCCGTTGCTTACGCGGAGGGCGACCGCAGGAGCTACGGTGGCAAGGTGTACAAGTGCCGTCAGGCACATACCTCGCAGGCCGATTGGACGCCGGACAAGACGCCCGCGCTGTGGGCGGGCATCGACGCCGAGCACGCGGGCACGCAGGCAGACCCCATCCCCGCAGCGCGCGGCATGGAGTACGAGTATGGCAAGTACTACCTCGACAGCGAGGACGGCAAGGTGTACCTCTGTGAGCGCACGGGAGAGGCTGCGGGCGGAAAGATCGTCTTGCAGTATTTGCCGCATGAGCTGGTGGGGAATTATTTTAAGGCTGTGTAATACGCCGCAGAAAGGGAGCGGGATATGGATAACGCAAAACACTACGATGACGCGGCGATCGCGCTGATTGAATCGAGGTGCAAGAGCAACACGCACCGAATCAACGAACTGACGGAACATCAGGTGGCGCTTGACCGGCTGGGAACCTCGGTCGAGGTACTGGCCACGAAGCAGGAGACCGTGGAGGGCGACGTCAAGGAGATCAAGGAGGATGTGAAAACCATCACGGGCAAGGCGGGCAAGCGGTGGGACGGGCTGGTCGACAAGGCCCTCGCCGTGCTTGCGGGGGCGTTCCTCGCGTGGCTGCTGTCGGGTGTAGCCTTATGAAGAAACTGAGAAAGCGGGATAAGTACGTCATCGCGGCAGTGCTCAACCTCTGCTGGTACTGCATTGCGGTGCTCGTATTGACCGCGCATGACAAGGTAGTGCCGGACAGCCTGACCGTCGCGTGGTTCGCGGCGTGGACGGCGGAACTCGGCCTGCTGGCGGGAATCAAAATCAAGGGAAAGGACGAATGACATGAACGAAAGAATCATCAAGAGAATCGCAAACCTGATGAGCGTCAAGAGCATCGTGACGCTGGTGCTGACGGGAGTATTTGCGTACATGGCCGTCACGGGCAACATCTCGCAGGACTTTATGACGATCTATGCGGTCATCATCGCGTTCTACTTTGGCACGCAGAGTCAGAAGGTGCAGGACGCGGTGGGAGGTGACGACAATGTATCACAGCCGTGACATTGCCGACCTGCGCGCCGACGTGCGAGCAAACTGCGTTATCTTCCTCGACCTCTGCAAGCAGGCGGGCTTGCCCGTTCTGGTAACGGAGACGGTGCGTGATGACGAGTACCAGCGCTATCTTGCGCGCATGGGCTACGCGGCAAAGACTGCGACGCGCCCGACGTTCCACGGCGTCAAGGCTGGGCTGGCGTTTGACATCTGCAAAAACGTCAAGGGGCATGAGTACGACGATCCGTCGTTCTTCGCTCGCTGCGGGCAGATCGGCAAGCAGGTCGGCTTTTCGTGGGGCGGCGACTGGAAGAAATTCCCCGACAAGCCGCACTTCCAGTGGGACGATCATATGCGATACACAGGGAGCATGATCTTGGCGGGCAAGTATCCGCCGGAAATGGAGGAGTACATGGATCAGGCAACGTTTAACAAGATGATGGACGCTTACCTTGCGCAGCTTGGCACCAGGCCCGTCTCTTCGTGGGCGGCAAAAGACTGGGCGGCGGCAAAGGCGGCGGGCATCACGGACGGCAGCGCGCCGCAGAGACTTATCACGCGGCAGGAAGCCGTGGCGATGATCCAGAGAGCGGCAAAATAATGGTGTCCGATTTGGGCACAGGAAGGAGCGGGCGGCGAAAGCCCACGCGCAAGCGCCTCTGCAAGCCCTACACGGGCATGGACAGTCAGCACAGGTCAATCCGCGCGCAATTATCCTCTATGGCCCCCAAGCGAGCCGTGGCGTATATCTTATCGTTTGAGCTGCCGCAGGATGAGGCGTACTGCCTTATTGAATGCGATGTGCGCGGGAAGAGCCGCGTCGAAGTCGCGGAGACACTGCACGTCTCACCGGAGTACGTGAAGACGCGACGACGCCGGGCATACAGCAAAATCGCGGACGGTATCAAAAACACATAAAGAAGAGACCCTACAAAGACCTTTTTCAGGCTCTTTGCGGGGCCTCTTTTTCGTTATCATTGAGACAACAAAAGGAGGTGCGCGCATGGACCAGTTTGCAATCGCCGGATACAGCGGCGGAAACTGCATGATGTGTGTTATCGACAACGGTGATATTTTCCAGACCGACTATTTCGGCAACCGCCAGCAGCTCATCGGCAAGACCTCTTCGGCATACGCCGAGCTGGAGGCCACCACGCAGCAGTATTACGACAAGCTCGTCGAGCTCGGCGTCATTACTCCGCCCAAGACGCAGGAGGAGCTAATGGGCGAAATGCAGTCGGCTATGAGCGACATGGCCGCGGTCATCAAAAATCTGACCGATCAGGTAAAGGAGCTGAAAGTAAATGGATCTCAAGCAGATCATAGCGGCAGCGTCGAAAATGTTCCCCTCCGCAGACCTGCAAAGCGCGGCAACGAAAGCGGAACAGGCGATCAGCGGGACGGCTGACACGCTGGAGGGCGTGCAGAGCGCGGCGCGCAGGCTCGGCATTGATCCAGGCATTGCCGACAGCCTCTATGCGCGCTACGGGCGCACAATGCAGGCGAAGGCACTGTGTGGGCTTCTCGGCACGACACCGGAAGCTTTGCGCTCTGACGCCAATAAAATACTCGGCGGCGCGCAGAACGCCTCACAGGCCCCACAGAATGGCAAAACGGGGCGCTCAACCAAATTCCCCCGGCTGAAATAGCCGTTGGAATAATTTTTGAGGAAAGGAGAATGCACCATGAACAACGATCAGAGCACCGGCATGAGCTGGCTCGCGGTACTGTTTATCATCATCGTCATCGCGGCGCTGTTTGGCGGCTTCGGCAACGGCTTTGGCTTTGGCCGCGGCAATATGCCGTATCCCGTCAATGACACCGGCTGCAACCGCGTGAGCAACTGCGAGGTCGAAAAGCAGGGGATCATCGACACATCCCGCACGCAGTATCTCATCGAGCAGCAGAGCAACGACACGCGCATGGCGATCAACGCCAGCACCGAGGCGATCACCAGTCAGGCCAGCCGCATCTACGAGCAGCGCTTGCAGGAGACCATCTTCGACCTCAAGATGGAGAACCAGAACCTCAAGAACGGCATCTTTACCAAGGAGCAGACGGACGCTTTGGCGGCGAAAATCTCCGACTGCTGCTGCGGCTTTAACCGCCGCCTGGATGCGATCGAAGGCCGCATGCTGACCAAGCCCGCACTGTACGGCGTGGCTTCGACCGGCGCGGGCCAGATCATCCCTGCGTCTTGCGGCTGCAACGGCAACGTCAACCTTTAAGACCATATTCCCCACTCGGGGAACATGGCAGGCCCCTATGGCCGGGTAACAGGCGGGGCAATCGTCCCGCCTATTTTTTATGGAAGGAGAATAAAAATGTCTTGTAAATCCGCTCTTTATGCTGCCATGCAGACGCCGACTGCGGTTGCCGTCGATGGCGTTATCCCCCTCGGCAGCCTGATCCGTCGCTACGGCTGCGATATTACGCTCAACGGCAATGCCGTCAACATCGTCGGCAAGGGCTACTACGACGTCGACGCGTCCATCACTGTCGCACCGACGGCAGCTGGCACGGTCACGGCGACGCTCTACAAGGACGGCGTTGCCGTTCCCGGCGCTACCGCTTCCGCTGCGGGAGCTGCCGGTGCTCCTGTTGTGCTGGCATTCCCCGCGCTGGTGCGTCATGCGTGCTGCGCGTCCGGCGCTGCGCTGACGCTGGTGCTGACTGGCGCGGCATCGACCGTCAGCAATGTCGCCCTGCGCGTGCAGCGCATTTGATATGCAACCGGACGAGCAAGGGCTTGAATTTCTTGATATCCTGACGGTCTTATCGTTTGTGCTGCAGCTGCAAAACCAGTCAAAAATATTTGGGTTGCAAGAAGTGCAGAACGACAATAACCGCGTGGCGCAAGAGATACACAAGCACCTTGAATCGCAGGACGAAAAAATAGACCGAATATTGGAGGTGTTAGCCCATGAAACTAATTGAAAAACTATCCGAGATGATCGAAGAAGAGATCGAAGATGCTGAGAAGTACGCCAAGTGCGCGCTAAAGTACAAGGATACCGACAGCGCCCTTGCAAAGACATTTTACGACCTGTCGACCGACGAAATGCGGCACATGAATCTGCTGCATGATGAAGTCGCGCGCATCATCACCCAGTACCGCAAGGAAAACGGCGAGCCACCTACCGCGATGCTGGCCGTATATGACTATCTGCATGGAAAGCAGATCGAAAAAGCGAAAGAGGTCAAAGACTATCAGGCGATGTATCGCGGGTGACGCCCATGATCGACTTTGACGAGATCGAGAAAGAGATCATCAACATGGAAGCAAACCGCGACACGTCTTATGCCACGATGGAACGATTAGCCCCTCTCTATGCCGCTATGATCTACAAGCGGCTCTGTGCCAATCCGGAAGTGTACGAGCCGCAGGCCGTGTCTGCGGTTGGCGACAGCGCATTTTTGCTCGCCGTCAGCGGCATGGACAGCGTTAAGGCGTGGGCGGTCATGGATGAGCTAATGGACAGTCTCAAAGTGGTCAACGAGCGCGTATACAACAGCGTCATGCAGAAGCTTGAAAAATGAGGATACCCCCGTCACAAAGGCGGGGGGTATCTTTTAGGCATACTTTACCTTTGCGAACGTGAAAGTAAAATATGCCTAACGCGGCGTTACAAAAAACGCGCCATCGTTGTCTGCATCAATCCTCCTGATGAAGCGCGTCCAGAATTCCTTTTTTTCTTCCCGCGAGTATGTATCATATTCGCCCAGCCCGTTTCTCAAAGCATCAAGGTCTGTCTTTGGCTTTTCTTCCACGGTCTCAAGGGACTTTTTCAGGCTCGCGTATTCTGCCTTGTAATCGTCCAGCTCGATCAAATCATTTAGATACAGCGTTTTTAGCTTGCTCATTTTCTTTCGTATCGCGTCCGCGCTTTGCGTGGGCTTTTTTTCTGCCTTTTTGTAATACCTGTTGTTCCGCTCTGTGATTCCTGCAAGCTCGTGCAACAGGTAGTCTTCCAGCGCGTCTTCCCTGATCCTCTTCATGTGCGGGCAAGCGGAGTTGTCAAGCATCCGCGTCCGGCAACGGTAATATGTATATATCTGTTTTGCGGTTTCCGACTGCATTGTTCTTCCGCATTCCTTGCAATGCAAAAGCCCCGAGAACAGATACACGCGATCCACATCAACTCCGGCACAGCGCTGTGACCGCTGGCGGGAAATATCATTTACAAGGTCAAAGTCTTGCTTGCTCACCAACGAAGGGCAAGCGTTTTCGATGCCGTACACCTCGCCAATGTAAAGCCGGTTGTGGAAATAGTTGACATACTTATTATATGCTCGGTCAATTCCCCATGTGTCGAGCATATATCGTTTTACAGCAAGGACGCTTTTCAGACGAATATATGCGGCAAACATATCCCGCGCCGCGTCTGCCGTGTCGTTATCAATTTGGTATTGCCTGTCTTTAATGATATACCCTAAAGGCGCTTTTGAGCCTGCCGGTTGCCCTTTTGCACGCTTGCCGTCGTTGATAAATTTTATTCGCTCGCTCGTGCGGTCGGCTTCGTCCTGCGCGACGGAAAGCATGATGTTAACCTTTAATCGCCCTGATGCGGTGCGCGTCTCGTAGTCCTCTTCCGTCGCTTGCCACGTTACGCCGTACCGGTCGAGCTGCGTCTGCACATCGTAATACCCAGCAACATTTCGGAACCAACGGTCGAGTTTAATAAACAGGATCGTGTCTACTTTCCCCGCCTTGCAATCGTCCAGCAGCCGCAGGAGCGCCGGGCGTTTTTTATACGGCTTTCTCGCGGATATGCCTGCATCCTCATATATGCCCACCACGGTCATTTTATTCGCTTTGGCATATCTTGCCAGCGCGTCCCGCTGCTCTTGTAATGATAGACCATGCCGCGCTTGTTCCTCGCTGGACACGCGTATATACAATGCCGCTCTCATCAAATCCCCCTCCAATCAATCTACAAGCACCATGCAGCCAGTAGAACGATAATGACAAACATTATAGCAATTACGCCGTTTCGGATACGGACACCGCGCCGCATAATCTCGATCGTGTCAGCCTTTGCGTCGACGTGGCGTTCCAGCTCATCGTTTCGCGCCTGCAAGGTTTCCTCGGTCGGCGTCAAGTGTTCGGAAATTCCGAATATTTCATCAAGGGATATGCCGAGCACCTTGCAGATCGGCGCGACGGTGTAAATGGACGGGGCCTTTGACAATTTCGAGAAAAAGTTCTGCACGGTGGACAGCGGTACGCCGGAAGCGTCGGAAATGTCTTGGTAAGTCAGTTTCAGTTCTTCTTTACGGATTCTACACAGCTCTTGAATGTTCATTTACATCACCTTAACTTTTCCGGTTTCTGCCCGTTTGGGGTGCCAAAAGTGGGTTTGTCGAACGCGGTCAAATGCCGTCATGTTGCAAAGTCTTGGTATTGAAGTGGTAAGGTAAAGCGCGATATGGTGAAGACAAGCAGCGGCGACCGCTCCCCGCTGGCTGCAAAAAGGCCCCGCCGTTTGTTGCAGAGGGCGGCGGGGCCTTTAGTTGGAGATATTGATGCTTACACCGTCTTGTGCGACAATCGACATACAACCCCGTTGCAAAAATACTTGGAGGGACATAATTATGGACGAACAAACGAGAAAAGCGGCAAAACTTTTTGTCAACCTGACGCCAGAGCAAAAAAATGCTATTCTTGCGATGGTTGATAACCTTCTATCACAGCAAGCACCGCACTCTTCTGCTGCGGAGACAACCGGCTAAACTTGGCAATAAGCTGCGCAAGCTGCACATCCTCGCCCTCAATCTTCGAATCGGGGGCTTCCTTTTTCCCCTCGGCCTCGACCAGCTTCCGTACCGCCTCAATATCCTCTAAGCATTTGGCGGTTTCTTCTGGCGTTCTCCCTTCGTGCAAGAGAATGTCATCCGGCGTGGCATCGAGCGTTAAGCACATTTTTACGGCGAATTCCCGCGATTTCAAATTCATATTTTTGTTTCTGCGCAAATCAGTTATCCAGCCGTTATTCTTCCCAAATTTTCTTGAAAATGCCGCTTCACTTATATCCTCTTTTTTGCAATAATTGACGATTAGATTTAAGCAGTTTTTACTAAGATTCACGCTGCCTGATTTTTTTGGCATAATTATAATCCCTTACCTTTGGACAATATCGATACATCTTCACAGTCCCATAACACTACGTTTAGTTCGTCGGCCAAAATTTTAGCAGCCTTAGTATACACGCTATTTGTAACTACAATAGCAACATGAGCATCGTAATGTTCTTTTGCTGCATAGATTTGTTGCACAGCCTCAATTCCAACTTGCCCAGAATAGTACTTGCACTGAAACGCATACCGGACATCGTTTTTCTCGGCAAGAATATCTGCTCCAAAATCTTGCGATTTTTTTGTTACCTCAACTTTGCCGTACCCGTTTTTTGCAAGCAGCTCAGCGACATAGCTTTCAAATTCATAACCGTCAATAGACAATTTGAACTTTTGAAATTTGTTTGCGTCGGCAAGGATTTCGTCGAAAACTTCATTTTCTTTCTTTTCCATTCTCGAAACCCAGTCGATAATCTTATATTCCGTAGCCATAAGACCGGCTTTTTCCGCAGACAAGGATTTAATTTCTTTCTGCAATTTTTCGGAATCTGATTTTAACGCCGCCTTTTCTTCCTTTGCCTCTCGCATAACATCTTCTTTTACTCGAGCTTTTAGAGTTGCCTCGAACTCATCCAGGTCCTTTTTCCGCTTAGATAGTTCTTCTTCTCTTGCAGAAAGGGAATTATCGCGCTCGCGCAACTCTTTTTGATAATCTTGCAGCATAATTCTATATTCGCGGCTTTTAGCAAAATGCCGCTGGACAGAGCGCTCGGTTTCTGCGAGCGCTTTTTCTTTTTCAGAAAAGTTTTCTTCGACGTATTTTTTTATTTGCTTATCAAATAGCGCCATTGACAAACCCTCACAAAGGAGAAAGAAAAAATTGTGCAAAGCGTAAAATCCGATGTTTCGCCGGATAACCGATTGACAGCCGATAAAACATCGGCTATAATAACCTTACAGAACTTAATTAAGGCAACAAAAAACCAAGCCCCCAACGGATTTCCCGTTTTTGCGGACTTATAACCGATATTTTGTTGGCTGACACTTACATAATAGCGGTGTTGGTTGCGTTTGTCAATATAAAGTTCTGAACTTTATAAGGAGGGGAGAACGCTTGGGATTAAAGGCAATCCGAGAGAATGCCGGTTTGCGTCAGGAAGACGTAGCGAAGAAACTCCGCGTAAGAGTTTCCGCTGTGTCGAACTGGGAACGCGGTGTGAATGGTATCGCAAGCAAGTACATTAGACCGTTGACCAGATTGTACGGAGTGACCGAAGCGGAAATCAGAGCGGCATCGGAAGCCGCCCAGACCGAAAGAGCGGGCAAGGAGGGCGCATGAAGCGAAAACGTCAAGTTGAAATTGTTTTGGATGCGCTTTCTGCATGCGGGGTTGATATGACCGATGATATCAAGAATGCAGTCTGTAAAGCCTTAAAACAAATTCGGGCTGAGAAATTTGCCGAAAATCAGCAAAGCAAATGGTCGGTAATGAGAAAGCGTGCCGACGAGATCAGAGAGGGCAATAAGGTGGGCACATGAAACGATTTATTAAATTGTTTTTGCTTCTCTGTTCATGGGCTCTGGTCGCTATTGTATCCGCCACTATCTTAATGCTTGTTTCAGCGTGGATTGCAGGATCAACGGAAAGCGTTTTGTTTAACGCTGTTTTTTTGGTCTTGGCCATTTTGGTTTGCGCTGCGATTTTGTCGATAAGTGGGGCGGACATATGAAGGCAAAAAAATGCCCCGCCCAATGTTGCAGCATCGAGCGGGGCGGGTGGGACAAATCTCACCACAAGATATTGTGTCCGTGCTTATTGTAGCACGGAAGAAAGGAAAAGGCAATGAGTAAAAAGCCGGAGTACAAAATTATTTGGGTCACGCCCCCTGACCCTGTAAAGCTGGGGACGATCATGGGTGAGATTTACGCCCGAGGCAGAGGCCTTGAGTTTGTCGGCCTTGTGCCGAACGAGAAGAAGGGAGCATCGCATGGCTAACACGCTGTTTTTTGGCGGCATCGCCGCTGCGGTGATCGCGCTGAACGGCTGCGACTTTACCACGAGCCTTGCCGTCATTGGCGCTTGCGCGGTCGGCAAGGTGCTGTACGAGCTGCTGCCCTACATCGACAGGGGGTGCAGACGATGAGATGGCACGACAAGCGCACGAGAGAGCAGCGCAAGGCCGATGAATCGGCGCTGTTTGCGGCGGCGTGTCTTGGCGCGACGGTCATCTTGATCGTGGTCGCCATCTTAGCCACCAGCGTGCAGGCGGTCGAAGCAAGTCCCAAGGAATCCTCGGAAGTCGCCGAGGAATATGACCCCGCGTGGGATATTCCCGCGATCGAAAGCGCGGTGTGCAACGACGTTTTTCTTGATGAGTTTACGCTCACGGCCTATTGCCCCGGGCGCTGCTGCTGCGGCAAGTGGGCGAGCGGCTACACCGCCACCGGCACGCTGGCCACCGAGGGGCGCTCGATCGCGGTCGACCCGAAGGTGATCCCTTACGGCTCACACGTCCTGCTGATCTGGCCGGACGGCACGCAGCACAGCTATATCGCCGAGGACTGCGGCGGCGGCGTGAACGGCAACCACATCGACGTGTTTTTCAACGACCATCAGGCGGCGCGCTATTTCGGCGTGCAGAGCGCGATGGCGTATTTGGAGGGAGAGAAATGATCTATCGCTGCACCTGCTGCCACCTCATTTTTGACGAGCCGGACATCGTCCTGCATCGCGTGAATCTGGACGGGGAGCGGGGATACCAGACCGAGAAAGAGCTTTTCTGCCCGGACTGCGGCGCAGAGGAAGCCTATTTCGAAAACTACAGGGGAGACGAAGATGAAGATGCAGAAAATATCGACGCGCGGCATGAGCCGCGAAGAATGGCTTGAAGAGCGGCGAAAGAGCCTCGGCGGAAGCGACATGGGCGCGGTGCTGGGCCTGAATAAATACCGTTCGCCCTACACGGTATGGGCGGAAAAGACCGGCAGGATCGGCGAAGAACCGGACAACGAGGCAATGCGCGTCGGGCGAGACCTTGAGCCGTATGTGGCAAGCCGTTTTGAAGAAGTGAGCCGCAAGGCGGTGCGCCGCATGAACTACCTGCTGCGCCGTGAGGACTGCCCTCACCTACACGCCAACATCGACCGGCAGATCCTCGGCGAAAGCTCCGGCCTTGAATGCAAAACCGCAAGCGCGCTGAATCTCAAGCGCTACGAGGGCGGGGACTTCCCCGAAAGCTACTACGCACAGTGCGTGACGTATCTGGCTGTGACCGGCTGGCAGCGGTGGTATCTCGCTGCGCTGGTGCTTGGCAAGGGCTTTTACTGCTACCAGATCACGACGGTCAAAGACGATGACACGCCGGAATGGTGCGAGAGCAGTGTATACGTCAGCCCGGAAGAGATCGAGGCCATCAAGCGCTGCGCTGAGGACTTCTGGCGCGACTACATCGAGGCCGACAGCCCGCCGCCGATGGACGGTATGGAGAGCACGACGGAGACGATCACGAGCATCTACGAGGGCGGCGGCGGAGAGGTAGAGCTCTTCGGGCGCGAAAGCCTCATCGAGCAGTATCAATACCTGATGAGCCGCAAAAAGTCCATCGAGAAGGGCGCGGACGCCATCAAGCAGCAGTTGATGACCGACCTCGGTGACAACGAGCGCGGCTACTGTGGGAAATACACGGTCGACTGGAAGGGGCAGTCGCGGCAGACCTTTGACGCAAAGACGTTTGCCAAGGATCACCCCGAGGTGGACTTGAGCGCTTACTACAAAACGACAAATTTCCGCAAATTTGCGGTGAAGGAGGACAAAGAAAGATGAAGGAAGGATTGATTCAGAACGCGCAGGGTGCACAGGCCGTAAAGAAAGGCAATCCAACGATGCAGCAGTACATCAAGCAGATGGAAGGTGAGATCGCCAAGGCACTGCCGAGCGTCATCACGCCGGAGCGCTTCATGCGCATCACGCTTTCTGCTCTGAGCGCAAACAAGCAGCTCGCGCAGACGACGCCGCAGAGCTTCCTCGGCGCGATGATGACGGCAGCACAGCTCGGCATGGAGCCGAACACGCCGCTTGGGCAGGCGTACCTGATTCCGTACCGCAACCACGGTCAACTGGAATGCCAATTCCAACTGGGATACAAGGGGCTCATTGACCTTGCGTACCGCAGCGGTGAGGTCAGCATTATTCAGGCGCAGGTCGTTTACGAGAACGACGAGTTTGAATATTCCTTCGGCCTTGAGCCGAAGCTCAACCACAAGCCCGCCTGCGGCGAGCGCGGTGATCCGAAATTCATCTACGCAATGTTCCGCACGAAAGACGGAGGATTCGGCTACGACGTGATGAGCGTCGAGGACGTGCGCAACCACGCGAAGCGCTTTTCCAAGGCATACAGCAATGGCCCGTGGCAAACGAACTTCGAGGAGATGGCAAAGAAGACTGTGCTCAAGCGCGTGCTCAAGTATGCGCCGCTCAAGAGCGACTTTGTTCGCGCGGTGGCGCAGGACGAGACCATCAAAACGAAGATCAGCGAGGACATGTATTCCGTGAGCGATGACACGGTCATCGAGGCTGAGAACTTCGCCGTGGATGAGACGACCGGCGAGGTCATCGAAAGTGACGGTGACGCACAGTGAGCATGAATCGCGTGTGTCTGATGGGCCGCATCGGGCGTGACTTGGAGCTGAAAAAGACGAACAGCGGCGTATCCGTTGTGTCGTTCCCTCTTGCCGTTGATCGCAACGGCAAAGAGGGCGGCACGGACTGGATCGACGTTGTCGCATGGCGCGGCACGGCAGAGGTGCTCTGCAACTGCGCTGATAAAGGTCGCATGATCGGCGTCGAGGGGTGCTTGCAGATGCGCGACTGGACGGACAAGAACGGCAACAAGCGCAGGAGCTACGAGGTGCAGGCTGACAGCGTGTATTTCGCAGACAACAGGCGCTCGGAGGGTAACAACACCGCCGCACCGCAATACGTCACAGAGAGCGCCGCAGGAGGCTTTGCAGAGGTTAACGAGGATTGCGGCGAGTTGCCGTTTTAAGGGAGTAGTCTATGGCAAAAAGCGGGATCGATTACTTTCCGCTTGATGTCACATTGAACGCAAAGTTTGAACTGATAGAAGCAGAATTTGGCTTGACAGGATTTGGTGTAGTCGTTCACTTGCTGCAAGAGATTTACGGTAAGGCGGGTTACTACATTGAATGGACAGAGGAGGTTGCGCTTTTGTTCGCCCGCAAGGTCGGGTTGGGTGGGAGCGTCGTTTCCGAAATAATAGAGGCTTCTATCAGACGAGGGATGTTCGACAAAGAGAAGTATGACAAGTACCACGTATTGACTTCTAAAGGCATACAGGAAAGGTACTTCGAGGCAGTCAGCCGCCGTAAAACTCTCGAAGTCGATTACAACATCCTTCTGCTTGATGTTGCTCAAATTTTGCCCAATGTTGACATTCAAGCAAAAAATGTAAACATTCTTTCGAAAAATGCTGACATCGAGAGACAAAGTAAAGTAGAGAAAAGTAGAGAAGAGGAGAGCAAAGAAGAGTATGGATGCGCGGAGCCGCAAGCGGCTCACACGCCGCCAATCGTCTCTCTCGTGCTTAACGATGGGTCTTTCTTCGATGTCTTATCTTTCGACGTATCGAAATGGGAAGCGCTATATCCCAATGTCGATGTTAAGCAGCAGCTTAGAAACATGGCAGGGTGGTGCGATGCGAACCCTACCAAGCGAAAGACGCGCGGAGGGATTAAGCGTTTCATTACTAATTGGCTCGCCGAAGAGCAGAACAAGGGCGGCAAAGCACCGCAGACGCGTCCGGGCGGCGATGTATTCACCGAGATGTTGGAGGAGGAAAAGAACCGTGGAAAGAGTTGACGTCATTAGCCTTTTAGGGCGATTGAAACGGGCTTATCCGCAGGCATATGCCAAGATGACCCGCGCAGAAGCCGAAGAGCTGGTTTCCCTCTGGTCGGACATGCTGGGCAGTGAAGACCCTGCCGCGGCAAAGGACGCAGTGGACGCGCTAATCGCCGAGGATACGAAGGGATTCCCCCCAAAGGTGGGCCAAGTGCTGGCAAAAATCAGGGGCGCCGCTTCCCCGCACGTCTCGGTGGCTTGGATGAAGCCATACATCGAGCAGATAGCTGAACAGGAGGCCTTCATGCCGAGCGTATCGCGTTATGCGAGAGAGCACGGCATGACGTGGGAAGCGGCGGCTGCCAAAATGGAGGGGAGCAATGGGAATTGATATTTCTCAGCTTGGGAAAGATGCTCAAGCTCAGGTCATGGCAAAGATGGCCGTGCAGGAAGTCAAGAAGCGCAGCAAATACGGGAACCGCAAGGTCGTGCGCGATGGCATCAAGTTTGATTCCGAGCGCGAGGAGGCGCGGTTCGGCGAGTTGAAAGTGCTGCATGCGATGGGCAAGATTCGCGATTTGCGGCTGCAAGTGAATTTTACCCTCGTAGAGGGCTACAAGACCATCGAGGGCAAACGCATCAAGCCGATGGTCTACCGAGCGGACTTTACCTACGAGCGAGCGACCGAGCCGGACTGCAACGGTACGGTGTATTGGCTGCGCGAGGTTGAGGACGCGAAGGGTATGAAAACGAAAGACTATCTGCTCAAAAAGAAACTGATGCAGGACAAGTACGGCATCACGATCCGCGAGGTGTGAGATGAGCTTTGAGCACTGCCACAGTTGCAAGCCGCCAACGCGGCACGTAGGCTGTCACGGCGATTGCCCGTACTATCAGGCGGATATCGCCAAGTACAACGAGGCAAAGGAAGAAGAAGCGCGCCAAACGCAGGAACGCGGTGCCTATTGGGGCGCGCGGCAGTTTAAGACGAGGCGCTATCAACGAACGAAATGAGGGAGCAAGAAAAGATGTTGACAGAAAAAGAGTTGGGCGAACGGCTCAAGAATATTCGCGAAGTGCGCCGCATCAGCCAGTTTCGCCTTGGCGAAATGGTGGAATGCGGGCAGGGGCATATCGGGAAGCTGGAAAAGGGTGAGCACTACCCGAAGCTGCCGACGCTGTACAAGATCAGCGAAGCGCTGAATATTTCCGTAAGTGATATTTTGGCGGAATCTCCGCCGTCAAAGAATGGGATGCTTTCGCCGGAGGAAGTCGGCGCAAACATCCGCAAATGGCGAACCATGCGGGGGCTTGGTGTGAAGAAGCTGGCGGAAAAGTCGGGCATATCGCGCAACAGCATCCGAAACCTTGAGACCGGCAAGTGCATGAGCTTCCTGCTGACGTATCAGTACATTGCCGAAGCGCTGGGCGTGACCGTCGGGACGCTGCTCGGAGAGACGGGCGGTGCGGAATGATCTCAAAACGCATTTACATGAAACTCGATTGGAATCACGCAGGGATTCCTGTGTGTGTGGCAGATTCGCCAAGCGAGTTAGCCCGTCTATGCGGTACGTCGCTTTCCACGGTATCACACGCAGTCGCGAAATCGCAGAAGAAGCCTACCGGGAAGTCTTGGTATGTTGGCGTTTGGACACGTTGGAGCAACCGAGAATACAAGGAATATTTCGGGGAGGTGCACGCATGAGCAAGGTCATGAGACCGAAAACGCCGTTTGAGTTCTGCACCTATCCGGCGCTGAAAGAAGCACTGGAAAAGACGAACTATAACCAAACCGAACTGGCGCAATCTCTCGGCACGTCGCAGTTTACGGTGTCGGCGTGGGCGCGCGGCGACCGCGATACAACGGTGCGGCTGTTGCTGGCGCTGGAAGATTTGACGGGGATGACGTTCCGCGAGCTGTTCGGGGAATGCGAGGGACGCCGTGGAAGGGTATAGCAATCAGCCGATTCCGAAGGAGGCGGCGAAACAGCTTTTAGCCCTCGATCTGGAAGACAAGGAAATCCTGACATACGAAAAACTCGACCAGTGGTACACCGCGTGGAACGGAAAGTGCTATGTGTCATTTTCCGGTGGTAAGGATAGCACGGTGCTGGCATACTTGGCGGCGCGTTACCTATCGAGTTTCAGGGCGCCGCCGCAGATGTTTGGGCGGCAGTCGGCGAACGCCCCCTTTTCGGACATCATAGCGGCAAAAAATCACAGACCTTTTGGGGCTGCTTTATGAAATTTGAGGACGCAAACGAGGCGCACCGCTACTTTACGGCGGAGGCGGATATCAATGGGAAGAGGCTCAGAGAGAGCTTTAAATTTTAGGAGGAAAAGATGGACGCACTGGAATTTTTAAGAGAACGGAAAAGAATGTGCAACTACTATAGTCATTGCGATGGCTGCCCGCTTGACGATAGCAAATGCGTTATCGAGAGCTCCACCACAGATGAAGATTGCAAGAGAATCGTTGCTGCCGTTGAGCAGTGGTCGAAGGAGAACCCGCGCAAGACGCGGCAGAGCGTGTTTCTGGAGCAGCATCCTAACTGCATGACGGACGATGCTGGAGTTGTCGGGATATGCCCAAGAAATGTTGACAAGACGTATGTCTGCGACTTGAGACGCCTTGGTGGGTGCGCGGACTGCCGCCGCAAGTTCTGGATGCAGGAGGTGGAGTGATGGAACGACTGACAAAACGCGAAAATGGGCATGCGCATTACCCGAGATGCTTTGAAGAACCGTGCGGCGGCATGGGATGCCGCACTGAGGACTGTGAATTTAAGGTCGAAATCTGCGAACGCCTTGCCGCCTACGAGGACACGGGGCTGACGCCGGAGGAGGTTTTGCCAAAGGATAAGGCGGACGAGATCGCGCTGAAGCTTATGCGACTTGCTGATTTGGAAAGTTTTTGCAACTATACCCGCCTGCGGGAGCTGGCCGAGGCAAACAAGGACGGGCGCGTGGTGGTGCTGCCGTGCAAGGTGGGCCAGCGGGTATTCGCCTTACTGGACACGGACAAGCATCTAAGCGAGTGCGAGGTTAAGCAGATCGGATTGGGTAATGAGATTGGCTTTGTTGGCATCGAGCCAATAGGCGCTCGCGGACGGGAATACGGAGTATCGATAAATGGCTTCGGCAAGACCGTATTCCTCACCCGCGAGGAGGCGGAGAAAGCATTGGAGGCGATAAAAGATGCATGACCTAAAACCTTGCCCGTTCTGCGGCGGAGAAGCAATACTTGAAACAGTAGATGGCAACAGCCCAAAAGAGTGCTATATATACTGCCCAGAGTGTGATTTTGAAAGTGGCGTATATAGCGAACCCAAATTTATCGTCGAAAAGTGGAACAGGAGGGCTAACAATGGCTGAATACATTGAGCGAGAAGCGTTACTGCTTCGCATAGATTGTTACGGCACGAATAAATTTGGTATGCTTGACGAGGATATAAGAGCCTTTGTAAAAGCGCAGCCCGCCGCCGACGTCGCGCCGGTGGTGCGGTGTAAGGACTGCAAGCACCTTGCCGCGGTCAACGTCAACGGGAAAGGAATTCCCACCTGTCGAGTGAGCGGCATGGAGGTCGCGACAGACGAATTTTGCAGCCGCGGAGAAGCATGGAACAGGAGGGCTGACAATGGCTAAATACGTCAAACGTGACGATGCGCTCTGTGCATTAGAGCAAATAAATCCTGTTGACTATGGTGCTATGTGGGACTATGAAGCTCATCATTACGCAGGAGAGTGTCTAAGAGACTGCAAAGAGGCGATTGAGAATATCCATGCCGCCGACGTTGCTCCGGTGGTGCATGGGCGGTGGGAGCAAGATGCAGATGGCGATTGGTATTGTACAAACTGCGATGAAGTTGTTGCTATCTGCGAAAGTGGCAGAGAACGGACTTATCGCAAGCCGTACTGCCCCAACTGCGGTGCGATGATGGATTTGGAGGTCAAGGATGGCTGAATACATTGAGCTCGGTGTATTTATCGAGTTGGTGAAAGATATTCCAATGTGGGGCAGCGTGGCGGCTATGCTTGCGGATAGCATTCCCGCCGCCGATGTTGCGCCGGTGGTGCATGGGAGATGGGTAGATGGCAAGTGTTCAAGAGGAAGCTGAGCCGTGAGTAAGTGGATCGTTATTACCCGCTGTGAGTTAAAACAAAAAGGGGGGGGGTAAAGATGGACGCTAAGTGCCTGAACCGTAGCGCAGTTGTATATAAGCAAATTGTGATTCACGGGGGAGAGCAAAACGATAGTAGTCTTATTTTGGCAGCAAAAACATATCGAAAACAAGGTGCTGTAAGATATGTAAACCTCGATAGCGAATACATAGTTGCAGAAATCGAAGGAGCAAAAGAGGTTTTTCGAGCAGAGAGGATGCGCATATGAGCACGTTTCCTGACCGGCTGCGGAGATTGCGCGAGCGCCACCAACTAAAGCGCTGCGTGCTATCTGAGCTGTGCGGGCTGAACCGCAACACGATCAAGCGGTATGAGATGGGGACACAGAAACCGTCAATGGACGCGCTGATAAGCATTGCTGATTATTTCGGCGTGTCGATTGATTATCTGCTCGGTCGATCGGACTACCCGAAAAGTTTATAAAACTTTTTTGCAAAACTCACTTATAAGTGAGTCGGGGGATTGTAATTATGGGAGAATTGAACCGCAGAGGTGTAAAAGCCTTTGCGGTTCTCTCATTTATGGCGTTTACCTCCTGCGCCATAGCGGGGCGCGGTGCTTTTCATCTTTTCACACCGACCCCGCAATATGCCGCACGCACGATGCAGCCCACGATCAGGGCCGAGAGGTCGCACCTCTCATGCGGCACAGGACCCCGCGCACCTCTCAACGATGTGGCCCAGCGGGGACATACGCAGACGTAGCTCAGGTGGTAGAGCACCGGACTTCGTGAGCCGGTATGTCGTGGGTCCGAGTCCCACCGTCTGCGCCAGTGGTCGGGTAGCTCCCGGACAATGTGAGACCGTTGTCGTCATGGCTCACATGGAAATGACAATGCTCGCTGAAAACTGCGCCAGAGTTCCGCAACCGGGGCCGATACGCGGCGTGTGACAATCTAAGCGAGAAAGACGACCATATATGCGGCGTGCAGAAGCAGAAGCGAAAGCAATGGCTATAGGCAACATTGCGGACGTGTGGCGGCTCAATACCGTCTCGCCGCTCCAAAAGAGGAGAGCCGCTGCCTTTGGCAATGGGCAAAGCGCCCGCCTGAAAGTGCGGCAAGTGTAGCCCATACGGGCGGGGAAAGACTGCTATGTAAGGCCAAGGGGTGGGGGCTGGTAGCAAAAATAATTTGACAACGCTTATCGGCGTATCAAAGCGGCAATAGACTGTGACGGGCGGATGAAATTAGACCGCAGCACGACAGCGAGCCGCAATTCGCGGCAACCTGCGGCAGATCGCGGCGAGTTGCGAACGAAGAAAAGAGAAGAAAATCCCCCCTTTCTTCCCCCTCTCTTCTTTTTCCCCTTAAACCCCTTTATTATCTCTCCCCCTATAATCCCCCAAAAGAAGAGAAAAGAAAAAATAAAAAAGAGAGGTGGGGCGCGTCCCACGCGCCCTTGGAGAGAAAAAACTACGACAAAAGAGGTGGTGACGAGTGCCATTAACAGCAAAACAAGAGAGGTTTGTACAAGAATATCTTGTGGACTTAAATGCCACTCAAGCCGCCGCGAGAGCCGGTTATAAGAACGCTGAGAAAGGTAGGCAGTTAGTTACGAATGGTAACGTTTCAGCTGCTATCCAGAAAGCAAAGGCAGAAAGACAGAAACGGACGGAAGTAACGCAGGACTATGTTATAGAAAAACTCAAAGAAATAGCAGACAAGCCTGCGTCTGATTGCACGGAAAGCGATTTGAAATATGCGAATAAACTAAAGGCCCTTGAGATGCTTGCAAAGCATACAGGCGTGTTTGATAAGCAAGATAATTCCAGCACCGATTCCGTCGTTAAGGTGATTATCGATGTCTGATATTTTCCTGTCCGAGAAAATCGGCCCTGCGTTTTATGACATTGCGCATGACATTTTCCATCATGGTCACACGCACTATGATTTTAGCGGCGGGCGCGGCTCGCTGAAATCTTCCACGGTATCAATTATCGTGCCGCTTCTGCTGGTCGCCAATCCGGGAACACACGCGCTGGTGCTGCGCAAGGTAGCAAACACGATCCGCGATAGCGTCTATGCCCAGTATATCTGGGCAATCGGTGAACTGGGTATGGCGGCGTATTGGGAAGCGAAGGTTTCCCCGATGGAGCTGATCTACAAGCCTACCGGCCAAAAAATCATGTTTCGCGGTGCCGATGACCCCATGAAAATCAAATCCATCAAAGTGCCGTTTGGGTACATCGCCGTTACACACTTTGAGGAAAAAGACCAGTTTGCCGGACGGGCGGAAATCCGAAACATTTTGCAGTCCACCATGCGCGGCGGCTCGGTTTTCTGGAACTTTGAGAGCTACAACCCGCCAATCAGCCGCGACAACTGGGCAAACAAGGACAGCTTGGAGGAACGCGCTGACCGGCTGTGCCACAAGTCAACATATCTGCAAGCCCCGCCTGAATGGTTGGGCCAGCAGTTTTTAGACGAGGCCGAACATCTGAAAGCTACGGACGAGCGGGCATACCAGCATGAATATCTGGGTGTGCCTGTTGGCACCGGCGGCAATGTGTTTGAAAACTTGGAGTTGCGGGAGATCACCGACGAGGAAATCAGCCACTTCGACAGGATTTATCAGGGCGTGGACTACGGCTGGTTCCCTGACCCGTTTGCATTTATCCGCGTGCATTACGACAAGACGCGGGAAACGATCTACCTGATAGACGAAATATATCAAAACAAGCTTTCCAACGAGCAGAGCGCGGGCATGATTAAGGCAAAAGGCTACACCGACGCTTATATCATCTGCGACAGCGCGGAGCCTAAAAGCGTTGCGGACTTCCGCGCGATGGGACTACCCGCCAAAGCTGCCGTAAAAGGTCCTGACAGCGTGGCGTACGGAATGAAGTGGCTACAGCGGAGGAAGATTGTTATTGACCGCAGGCGCACACCACACGCCTATGACGAGTTTGTAAACTATGAGTACGACCGCGACAAAGATGGAGACTTTATCAGCGGCTACCCAGACGAGAAAAACCATTTGATAGACGCACTGCGCTATGCAGTTGAGCCGATTAGCCGCAGAATGGGAGTTATCGCATGAGCAATGAAGTCATCCTAAAACTAAATGAACTTGGCTATTCCACTATCCCCGAAGAGTTTTACGGTAAGGTGGCGGAATGGAAAAGCTGGTATCAGGGGGACGTGAAAGGTTTCCACAGTTACCGCGTCCGCAACGGCGAGAGCATGGTTAACTGCAAGCGGTACTCTCTCGGCATGGGGAAGAAGCTGTGCGAGGATTGGGCGAATCTGTTGATGAACGAGAAAGTCCAGATCACCCTTGAGGGGCAGAAGGAACAGGAATTTATCGACCGTGTTTTGACCGAGAACAATTTCACGGTCAAGGCAAACGAGATGCAGGAAATGAAATCCGCTCTTGGCACGGTGGCCTATATCCCCCGCGTTATCGGTCAGGAGATCAACGAGGGCGGCGAGATCGTCCCCGGAAATGCTTCCGGTATCATTCTGGACTATGTGACCATTGAGAACATTTACCCGCTGGCATGGCAGAACGGCCTTATCAGCGAATGCGCGTTTTCTTCTGTGGTTACGCGCAACGGGCACGATTATTTGTATCTCCAAATCCACCACAAGGACGATAGCGGCAGCTATATCATCGACAATCGCATTTACCGCTATGATAACGAAATGCTGTCCGACGAGCAGCTTGCCAATGTCAAAGGCTTTGAGAATATCCCGTCTATGGTATATACCGGCAACGACAAGCGGCAGTTTGTCATTGACCGGCTGAACATCGCCAACAATTTCAACTATCTCCTGCCGACTGGTATTGCAGTGTATGCGAACGCTATCGATGTGTTGAAGGGCGTGGATATCGCCTATGACAGTTATGTGAACGAGTTCCGGCTTGGCAAGAAACGGATCATGGTCAAGCCATCTGCGGCGAAGTACCTTGACGGTGAGCCAGTATTCGACCCGTCCGACGTGGCGTTTTATGTGCTGCCGGAGGATGTGAGCGACGGCGCGGTCATTACCCCCATTGATATGACTTTACGGACGGCGGAGCACAACACGGGTATTCAAGACCAACTCAATATTCTATCCAGCAAGTGCGGATTTGGTGAGACCTACTATCGTTTTGACGGCGGCAGCGTGGCAACGGCTACGCAGGTCATCAGTGAGAACAGCACCATGTTCCGAACAATCAAGAAGCATGAAATCATTCTTGAAGATGCGCTTGTGGAGCTTTGCCGCATTCTTCTCCGCCTTGGCAACACCGCGATGAACGCTGGGCTGAATGAGGATGTTGAGATCAGCATTGACTTTGACGATAGTATCATCGAGAGCCGTGAACAGAACGAAGCCCGCATTTATCAAATGCTTAGTGCTGGACTAATGAAAGCGGAAGAAGCCCGCTCCATTCTGATGAACGAGGACATTGAAACGGCACGGGCAAATCTTCCGGGGATGGACGACCTCACCACCGAGGAACAAGATGAAGTAGAATAAAAGAGCCGGGATTACTCCCGACCCTTTTCCAGAGATTCAAGAAATGCGGCGATAGCCTTATCAAGCAACTTGCTTGTTGGGATAGATGTTTCTTCTGAATAGGCCTTTAGTTTTGCCCATAAATCTTTGTCAATAGCAGTAGATATGGCAGTGCGGTTTTTTAGCCCTCTGTTATCTCCCATGCGCTCACCTCCCGCATACAGAATACCACACAATGCAACTACTTGCAATTACTTTTTATGTGTGCTATAATTGAATGTAGTAAAAAGTAGTTGAAAGGGGCTGTTGCTATGTGGCGGAAAGCTGATTATACGGGGCGAAAGTTTGGAAGATGGACGGTCATAGGAGCTGCACCAAATCACATTACAAAGAGCGGTTATCCTGTGTCTATGTGGGATTGCGTTTGCGATTGTGGAACTCGCAGAGCCGTAAGGGGAAATGACTTGCGACTTGGGAAAAGCGTTTCGTGCGGGTGCTATATGATAGAAAATCCAACATCTAAAACGCACGGGGCATCAAACAGCCATCTTTACAAGATTTATCATGGGATGAAAGCAAGGTGTTACAACCGCAATAACAAAAATTATTCCCACTATGGAGCGCGCGGGATTTCAATTTGCGAAGAATGGAAAGATTATGAATCATTCGCAAAGTGGGCTGTTGAAAATGGATATAAAGATGGGCTTACTATTGAGAGGAACAATGTTGATGACGGTTATTCCCCGGATAATTGCAGGTGGATTCCCATTGAGGAACAGCAAAAGAACAAGCGGACAAATCGTGTTATCGCATATGGAGGAGAAACGCATATTGTGGCGGAGTGGGAAAGAATCCTCGGCTTTAAGCACGGAATTATTCAAGGCCGATTGCAACGAGGATATAGCGAAGAAGAAGCCTTGACAATGCCGATTGGTCAAAGGAGGAAGATGAAATGACAAGTGAAACCGCAAAGGCGGCGCTTCCTAAAATGCAAGACATGACCGACAACAACGCAGAAACGGAGGTGGAGTAATGGGCGGTAGAGGCGGAGCAGGCGGCGGGGCTGGAACTGGTGGTGGATTTAAATTGCCAGCACTAAGCGGGAGCGAAAAACAAGTTTCTTGGGCAAAAGATATTTTAACGCACCCTTATGATATCATGGGTTCTTGGGCAAAATCTTTCGAAAGACAAGCGGATGCTTTTGATAAGGGTGGGAAAGGGTATGGAGATGCAGAAAGGCAAACAGCAGATGCATACAAAGCCGCCCAAAAAAGGTATGCGCAGGAAGTAAAAAGCCTGGGGAAAATGTTCCCGTCCGGAATGAAAGCAAGCCAAGTTATTGACATGAAGCCCAGAATCAACGATATGGCAAATTATATTATCAAAGACGAGTATAAAAAGCGAAAAATCAATCCGCTTAATGCCCAAAAAGTATAGCAATGCTTAACTTTGAAAATCTGGACAAGTTCACATTTCCCGGCGTTGGCAAGTACGACATTCCGCAAATTGAGCCGGTCAAGGCGTATCCGCAGGGTGAGTTTATCCCTGTGAATTACCATTACACAGCGAAAGACACGAAAAGCAAGATCGTGCATTTCTTCGTGGACGATTACCAATTCATTCGATATTGGAATACGCCTGACAAGTACATTCCGCAACTGTCGCGGTTTGCGGCGGTGTGCGCACCGGACTTTTCTACCTACACAGATATGCCGCTGGCGATGCAGATATACAACCATTACCGTAAGCATTGGTTGGCGGCATACTGGCAGCTCCACGGCATGACAGTTTATCCAACAATCTCATGGAGCGACGAGCAGAGCTATGATTGGTGCTTTAATGGCGAGCCTGTCGGCGGGATTGTTGCGGTTAGTTCGGTAGGCACACAGCAGAACAAGGAAAGCAAGCGGCTGTTTCTGCGCGGTTACGAGGAAATGATGAAGCGGCTTTCACCGAAATGGGTGATATTCTACGGAAAAGTGCCGGAGGAATGCGACTGGAATGTAATTCGAGTAAAGCCGCACTATGATGAGATTGTGAAACGGAGGAAAGCAAATGAAATATCCGTTTCAGCCGGAAATCATTGACGCGCTGCCGGAAGAACTGGCAGAGCTGTACCGCGCCCTTGAAGATACGCTACTTGACGAGATATGCAGCCGCTTGAAGCTGGCAGACCAGCTCAACGAGGTCACAGTACAGGATATTCGGGCGCTACGGTCACACGGTATTGACCTAAAGGACATCGAAAAGGCAATCCGCAAGACCACTGGCATCAGCGAAAAGAAACTAAAAGAGCTGCTGGACGATGTGGTAGAACGAAACCAGAAGTATTACACCGAACTTATCGACCTTGCTCACATTACGCAGCCGGAAACGCTGGTGAGCGTCGAGGACACATGGGCGATATACGAGCAGACGAAGCAGACCATGCGCAACCTTACGCGCTCTATGGGGTTTCTGGTGGACGCTGGGCGGACGATGCTTCCGCCTGCAAAAGCGTATCAATGGGCGCTTGATAACGCGGTGATGCAGGCGCAGAGCGGCGCGATCAGCTACAATCAGGCTATTAAATCGGCAATGAAGCAGCTTGCAGACAGCGGGCTAAAGGTAGTGGACTACGAGAGCGGCCGCCGCGACCAGATCGACGTAGCCGCCCGCCGCGCAGTTATGACGGCGGTAAATCAGCTAAACCGTAAATACTCGGAACAATCTATGGACTTTCTGCAAACCGACCTTGTGCAAGTAGAGGCGCACGCCGGGGCGCGTGATATCGATGGCCCGAATGGGTGGGAAAATCACAAAAAATGGCAAGGCAAGTTGTATCGATGGGCTGAATTTACAAAGAAATACCCCAACGCATCAAAAGGAGAATATCCCGATTTTGAACGCACGTGCGGAATTGGGGACGTGACCGGCATCCTTGGAGCAAACTGCCGTCATAGCTGGTCGGCGTTTGTTGAAGGTGTTATGGAGCGCACCTATACCGATAAGCAGCTTGAGCATATCGACGATGGGCTCGGCTGCACTTTTGAGGGGAAAACATACACCGCATACGAAGCAACACAGATGCAACGGCGCGTAGAGCGGACAATCCGTAATCTAAAGCGCGAGAAAGCCGCTTATAAGGCCGCAGGATTGACGGAAGATGAACAGGCGGTAAACATCCGCCTAAGACGCTTGAACGCCAAATACAAGGCGTTCAGCGAGGCTGCGGGGCTGCCGGAGCAGTGGGAAAGGACGAAGGTGCAATATTGAACTTTGACGAAGCCATCAAAACCGTGCAAGCTATCCTAAAGCGCGGTAATAACGCAGAAATACGACAAAAAGGTGATGGGTACATCGTCTTGGAGGTCAAAAAGACAATCAAATACACTTCCGCGTAATTGGGCGCGGGAAAGGGCAATAGGAGCCAAACAGTACGCAGTTTTTGCGTGTTGTTTGGCTCTTTTTTTCGGTAAAAGCCGCAACTGCGGATTTTATACAAATTTGGCTATCTGCAAGCCTAAAAGTGCAGGCGGGACGGTCACGGCAACGACCTAAAAAGCCTATCCCGTAAGGAGATGCAACATGAAGAAAGAGGATTTGCTGAACATCGGCCTGACGGAAGAGCAGGCGGACAAGGTTTTTGCCATGAATGGCAAGGACATTGAGAAGCACAAGAAAGCCGCAGAGGACGCGAAAGCGGACAAGGAATCACTTGAACAGCAGGTGGCCGACCGCGATAAGGACATTGCCGAGCTGCAAAAGTCCAGCGGCGACGCTGACAGCGTGCGCAAACAGCTCGAAGAGTTGCAGGGCAAGTACGACAAAGAAACCGAAGCGTATAAAGCCCAGCTTGCACAGCGCGATTATCAGTCCGCTATCGACAAGGCAATCTCTGACAGCGGCATTAAGTTCAGTTCCAAGTCTGCGGAAAAAGCATTCCGCGCTGGTATCGGTGACAGCAAGCTCGAAATGAAGGACGGCGCTTTGAGTGGGTTTGATAAGTACCTCGAAAAAGCAAAGTCCGATGACCCCAGCGCATTTGTCAAAGCCGGTGCGCGTGTTGACACGCAAGGCTCGCTTGAAGGCGGGCAGCGTGAAAACAAGCCTATGACTTTGGCGGCTGCGCTCCACGAACAATACGATAAGTAAAGGAGAATTTTGACATGGCTATCACTCTTGCGGAAGCAAAGGTCGGCATGGCAAATCATGTCGATCAGATGATCGTTGACGAGTTCCGCCGCAGCTCCCTGCTGTTGGACAGACTGGTGTTTGATAACGCCATCTCTCCGGGCACTGGCGGCTCGACCCTGACCTATGGCTATATCCAGCTCAAGACCCCTTCGACCGCTGCGATCCGCGCTATCAACAGCGAGTACACCGCTGGCGAGGCCAAGCGCGAGGAAAAGTTCGCAAAGGCCGTTATTATGGGCGGCTCCTTCGAGGTCGACCGTGTTCTTCAGAACACCTCTGGCGCTGTGGATGAACTGGCATTCCAGGCACAGCAGAAGATCAAAGCGACCAGCAACTATTTCCACAACCTCGTCATCAACGGCACTTCCGCCGCCAGCGGCACCGGTTTTGTGACCAATACCTTTGACGGCCTGCGCAAGCTGCTGACCGGCACGTCCAACGCGCTGACCACGGACATTGACCTGTCCTCTGCCGCAAAGCTGGACAGCAACAGCAACGCCTTCATCGATCAGCTCGACCAGCTCGTCCACGCCATCGACGGCGAGACCTCTATGCTGCTCATGAACGGCGATATGCTGATGAAAGTCCGCGCCGCTGCTCGCCGCGCTGGTTACTACGAGCGCACGAAGGATGACTTTGGCCGCGTTGTTGAGACCTTCGCCGGTATCCCCCTGATGGATGCGGGCAAGTATTACAACGGCACCAATTCCGTTGACGTTATCGGCACTTCCGCCGCCACGCAGAGCGCCAATGGCACGACCAGCATTTACGCTGTCAGCATTGGTCTTGACGGCTTTCACGGTATCTCCCCGACCGGCAACAGCGTCATTTCCAGCTATATGCCAGATATGACCGCTCCCGGCGCGGTGAAGAAGGGAGAAGTCGAGCTCGTGGCCGGTGTCGTCCTCAAGAACACCCTCAAGGCGGCTGTTCTGGACGGCATCGTCATGTCCCCCAAGACTGGCTCTTAATTTGAAAGGAGTAAGCCCGCATGGTCTACGCTGATTATACATACTACTCCGGCACCTATATGGGAGCCGTGAGCGAGGAAGATTTTCCGCGACTGGCCGTGCGGGCCAGTTCCTTCCTCGACTACTACACCCGTAACAGGGCGGCGGATAACGCCGAGCTGGACGCGGTGAAGATGTGCTGCTGTGCCCTTGTGGACAAGTACGCGGTCATTGAAGCGGCACAGGCGTTGGCGCAGAAGAACCTTGCTAACGCTGCCGCCAATGACGCGGAGATCAAGAGCGAAACAGTAGGCGGCTACTCCCGCGCCCTTGCGACCGGCGGAGAATCTGCCTTGTCTGCGCTAAATGCGACAGACGGCGCGAAGAAGCTGCTGGCGGCGGTGTGCAATGAGTATCTTGCGCACACTGGCTTGCTCTACAGAGGAGGTTGCCCATGTACGCACCCCACACTGTAACGGTCTACAACAGCGCCAAGGAAACCGACCTGACCACCTTTGAGGAAGTTACCCGTCTGTATGTCACTATCCTGCGCGGCGTCATGCTGCAAGCGTCAAAGGGCGTCAACGTGCGCGAGAGCGGCCTTGAAGGGGCGGACGCGGTTAACCTGTATATCCCGTTTGGCGTGGAAGCGATAGACGGCACGACAGGAGAGCCTAAGACTTATATCGGGCCACAGGCGTTTTACAACGCGGCGGATAAGTCCGGCTTGTGGACGCTCTCAGTCAATGGAGACGGCGGCACGACCTTTTTTGTAAAGGGCGAGTTTGTCACCGATAACGAGACTGTGGCGCTGTCGCATGATGACTGCTACAACCTCACCAAAGTCGATATGAAAGACTTCGGAAGCCCGGATATGCAGCATTTCGAGTGCGGAGGGGTCTGATATGGCGCTGAAATTCACGGTGCATACCGAGGGTATGGACGCGCTTGAATACATCATCGCGCAGGCCTGTACAAAGGCAGAACACGAAGTTGCGGTACAGGTGGAGACAGACACGCGTCTATTTGTGCCGTCCTCTGGGGCTGCCGCAGGGCTTATGAACAGGACGAGAGTTATCGGAAACAGCATTGTATATCCTGGGCCTTATGCCCGATACCTCTATAACGGAAAGCTGATGGTAGACCCTGAAACCGGCAGCTCTTGGGTGCGAAAAGGCGAACACAAGGTAGTGACAGATCGGAATTTGGTGTTCAGGACAGATGTTAATCCACAAGCACAAGCGCATTGGTTTGAAGCGTCTAAGGCGCAAAACCTTGATAAGTGGGTGCGTGTAGCAGATAAGGCGGTGAAGAAGTACGGAACAGATTAAAAAGACGGTTTCGGCGGCGGAAGAAGATCAGGTCTCCCGCAAGCTGCTTGCGTGGCTGAACACATTCCCCGATAAGCCGGTTGATTTGATTCGATTCGAATTCCTTCCCGCTGATACTGCGGCGATGGCGCTGTCTACGATTCAGGCGGCGTATATCGTCAAGAAATACATTCTCGGCGGGTATCAGGCGGAATACCAATTCAAGGTCATCTACCGCATGAAACCGGGGAATAGCAACGACAAGCGGCTCAAAGCCGATGAAATGCTCAATGCTCTTGGAGACTGGGCAGAATTATTCGGAGGCGTGAACAATGACCCATTTATTGGCAAAGGAAAGCGCGTCATTCGCATTGAGCCTACAACGCGATCCTCGCTTTTTGCCGTTTATGAAAACGGCGACGAGGATCATCAAATCCTTATGAAAATGAACTACGAGGTGATTAAAAATGGCTGATACGACCTTTAACACCACGGCAGGCCAGACCGTAGACCGCGAACTTCTGATCGTGTATCTGAATACGGGCGAATCTGGCACGCCCACATGGTCGCCCTTCGGTACGCGCGTTACGGATTCCAGCATGGAATACGACTGGCAGGAGGATTCCTCGAAGGATATTCTCGGCACGACGCGCACGACCATGAAGAAACCCATCATCACGCAGACCTTTGACCCGTCCAATCTCGATGCTGGCGACCCTGCCATCGTCAAGGTGTGGAATCTCGCGGTCAAGGAGCAGAACGCGGCGGCGCTCGCCAATCAGGACGTGTTGATCGTCCACGCTTATGCAGGCACGGCAAAAACCGCAGTATTTGCGGAGCGCTATTCGTCCTGCATGGTTAAGCCCTCTTCCCTCGGCGGCGAGGGCGGCGGCTTTATCGGTATGCCCATCGACGTGACGCTTGGCGGCACGCGCAAGACGGGCACTGCGGCCATTTCCGGCGGCACTGTCACGTTTACAGAGGACTAAATTAAAGAGGGCTGGCGTTTGTCAGCCCTCATTTCGGAGGTAAGTATGGAACTCAGTTTTGATTCTGGCGTAAAAGAATACACCATTCGAGGTGTAAACGGTATTGTGACCGTGTATTTCAATCCTGCGGACGTAAATTTCGCAAAGAAAGCGTACCGCGTATTCAATGATCTGCGAAAAAAGCAGGAGGAAAGAGCGGCAAAACTCGATGTAACCGAGCCGGGCGACGAGCTCTTTGACATGGTGGATTCCATCGACAGGGAAATGCGCGATATCATCAATGATCTGTTCGGGCAGGATATCGCGGATACGCTTTTCGGGTCGGTGAACGCTTATTCCGCAGCAAACGGCGCCCCGGTATGGCAGAACTTTATGAATGCCATTATTGACCAGTTTGACGAAGCGACCAAGCGGGAGCAGGCACTTGCAGACGAAAAAATCCGCAAGTATACGCAGAAGTACAAAAAATGATGTACGAACTTCCAACGTCGCTGAACGTCTGCGGTGTTGAGTATGCTATCCGCTCGGACTATCGCGCGGCACTGGACGTGCTGTCGGTATTTGCTGCGGTTGATCTGACCAACGAGCAAAAAGTGATTGCGGCGCTGGATATCTTTTATCCGGGCTTCTTAAAAATGCCGGATGAGCACATTCCAGAAGCCGTAAAGCAAATGACTTGGTTTCTCGACTGCGGTGACGACGGCGACAACAGAAAGCGCCCAAAACTGATGGACTGGGAACAAGATTTCCAATACATTGTGGCTCCTATCAACCGCGTTGTGGGACAGGAAGTGCGCGCAATGCCTTATTTCCACTGGTGGTCATTTGTATCTGCGTACTACGAAATCGGGGATTGCCTGTTTGCAAACATCGTGCGGATTCGCAGTTTGAAAGCAAAGGGGAAAACGCTTGACAAATCGGATCGAGAATTTTACCGCGAAAACAGACGGCTCGTTGATCTGAAAAAGCCGATGACGGAAGAAGAAAACGACACGATCAATGCGTGGTTGGGCAAAAAAACGCCCGACGCAAAATAGCATCGGGCGAGGTGGGTTACTTGTCTGCAATGAATGTAATTTCGTTTCCAGACCAAAAGTCGGGAGTAAAGCGAATTTCAATTTCTTTCCAGTCTTTGGGGACTTCGTATCCGACAACGCCGGTCATTTTCTTACCGGCAGCAATAGCTCCGTCCAACTGAGTTTTATCGGTTGCGATGGTGGCTGAAATGCTTAGATTTGTCGAGTAGTCATCAACATAGGCGTTGAACGATGCGATAGAACTAACGGCAATATCTTTATCCGACTGGTTATCAATGGAGAATTCGCAAAGCAGAAACACATTACCATCATCAGGCGTGTTGAACTGCGATCCATTGCTTTCGGTGCAGGAATCAAACTTTACACTGATCCCATTTAACTCGGCGGTTTCTCCAACGCCAAACGTTTGGCGCTCTGAGCCAGAATCATCGCCCGTGCCGTTTAATGCGGCGGCGATCAGGCAAATGCCGAAAATAGCAATGATGATCCCCAACACTGGGTGGCGCTTTTTCTGCTTTGCTCCGCATTGAGGGCACGTTGATGCGGATTTCGCAATAGACGCGCCGCACACTTTACAAATAGTCATCTTATCCATATTCATTCCTCCTATAGCCACGTTTTGTGGATATATTGATGATACCATGCGAAAAAACAAATAGCAAGTAGGTGATAGCTTTGGCAGATGGTGAAATCGTAATTGACGCTACAATCAGCGACAAAAAACTACACTCTGACCTGAACAAGGTTAAGTCAAATATTGCATCTTTGCAGAAGGAGTTCAACAAGCTCGGAAGTCAAAAAACGCCGATGGAAGAGCAACTTCGCACCATTGGCGCTGAGCTTGACAACGCAAAAGCGATCCTTGCGGAAATGCGGAGCGCCCCCAAAGGCACATACGAAAAAACGGACGTATCCGAACAGGCAGAGCGCGTGAGGCTGCTCCAAAGTGAATTCAACAAGACCGCAAGTGAGGTTGAAAAGCTGAATAGTAAGCTCACTAACACGAGTGAAAAAATCTCAGATGCAAAGACGCAGGCAGCAGACCTCGCGCAGCAGATTGAGGGCCGCAATAAAGGCGCTGGCATCCGTGCAGCGACAGAAGCAGCTTCAAAGAGCATGGACAACTTTGGAAAACGCATTAGCTCAGTCGTTCGCAGCGCTCTTGTATTTACTGCTATCACTCAGGCGCTTGCCAAAGTGCGAGAGTGGGTGAAAAGCGTTGTGATGACCAACTCGGAAGCGAGGGAATCTATTGCACAGATGAAAGGCGCGTTGCTGACATTGGCGCAGCCGCTTGTAAGTGTTGTGGTTCCTGCATTTACAATGCTTGTGCGCGTAATCACGGCGGTCATCAATCAAATCTCCCGCCTTGTGGCGCTTATCTCCGGTAAAAGCGTCAAGGCATCTGCGAACGCTGCAAAGTCTTTAAACAAGGAGACCAAGGCCCTGAAAGGGACTGGCGGCGCTGCAAAAAAGGCAGCAAGCGACCTTGCGGCCTTCGATGAGATCAACCAGTTATCCGGTGATACCGCAGACAGCGCGGGCGGCGGTGGCGTAAGCGCAGATGATATCACCCCTGATTTCAGCTACATGGACGATATCAGCGACAGGCTCAAAAAGATTGCTGATGCGGTCTTGCTGATCGCTGCGGGCCTTGCCTTGTGGAAAGTGGCAAGCGGGCTTCCCGGCGCGCTCGGCTCTATCCTTACAAAACTCAGCGGCATCCTTATTGCCGTTGGCGGACTTATTCTCTTGTGGGATGGCTTATCGGATGCGTGGAACAACGGCGTGAACTGGAAGAATCTTCTTGAATCCCTCGCGGGCGTTGTTGCCCTTGCAGGTGGACTTGCAATCACATTTGGTAAGGTTGGCGCGGGCATCGGGCTTGTTGTGTCCGGCGCGGCGCTGATTATTACGGCGTTCAAGGATATTGTTACCAATGGCGCAAATCTGCAAAATACCTTGATGTTGATTGCGGGCATTCTGGCGACTGGAATCGGATTCACATTTTTAACAAAAAGCGTTCTTCCTCTTGCGATTGCCGGAATTGCAGCCATTCTCGTGGCAATGATGAAACTGACCGGGAATTTGGAAGAGTTTGCGAAAAATCTAAAAGATAACATCCTCGGCGGAATCATTCAGTTTATTAAAGGCGTATTTACTGGTGATCTCAAGATGGCTCTTGATGGGGTGAAAAAAGTGGCAAAGGGGATCGTCAACGGCATTCTGATTATTGTTGAAAGTTTTATCAACAATATTATCCGAGGGTTGAATTGGCTTATCGCAAAAATCAATTCTATTAGCCTCAAAGTTCCGGACTGGGTTCCGGGAGTTGGCGGAAAGGGCTGGTCACCTCATATTGGGCAAATGCCCAGCATTACTTTGCCGCGTTTGGCGACCGGAGCGGTTATCCCTCCCAACAAAGAATTTCTCGCTGTACTGGGCGACCAGAAGAGCGGAACGAACATCGAAACGCCGCTTGCAACGATGGTCGAAGCATTTAAGCAGGCTATGGCGGAATCGGGCGGCGGTGCAACTACGGTGGTATTGCAGCTCGACGGCAAGGAGATCGCACGCAGCACCGTGAAGAATATCAACAACATGACGCGCGCGGCGGGTAAGCCCGTGCTGCTGTACTAAGGAGGGGCAAACATGGAAGTCCTTATTATCAACGGCACGGATTATTCGTCCGCAATCGCAACAAAAGGGTACGGGTGGAGCAGAAACGACCTTGACAGCGACAAGACCACCCGTACCAAAGACGGCAAAATGCGGCGCGACAAGATCACCACCAAGCGGAAACTGAGTTATACAACGCGCTCCGTCAAACGTGACGTGCTGGCAAAACTCGATGACGATCTGAACAAAACCACATGCACCGTCCAATACCTTGACCTGCATGGCGTCAGAACCAGCACGTTTTACTGCTCGTCGATGGAATGCACGCTTGAAGAAGCGGCAGACGATAACGAGGTGTGGGGCGGCGCGACGTTTAATTTGATTGAGGTGTGATATGGGGCAGACAACAAGTGCACTGTGGCGCGAGCTGCTCCACGCCCCCGGCACAGAACGAGAGTACAAATTTGACGTTGCGGGCACGGAATATGGCAAAGATGCGGAAGTGTCGCATTCTGTCGAATCGCAGTTGTTTGAAGAATTCGGCATCGGAAACGCCTGCTGCGCAACATTAAAACTGGCACTGTATGCGGACAACGTACCGCGCGCCGCGACGATCAAGCGGTATCTCCGGCTCGTCAACGGCGATTTAGTGACGGAATGGATTCCCAAAGGCGTATTTTTCACGAACCGCCGCTCGTGCGATGGCGATTACTGGGAGATCGAGGCTTACGACGCAATGCGCAAGGCCGATACGGTATGGGAGCCAGATCAATCGCTGAATTTCCCCATGACAATGCCAGCGGCAGTAAACATCTTTTGCCCGTTAATGGGAGTCGAGATTGACAGCAGGACAACGCTGAATAGCTCATACACCATCGACTATCCTGCAAACGACTACACTATCCGCAATGAGCTGTGTTTTATCGCAGCGGCGCACGGCGGGAACTGGATTATCACCGATGCAGGGAAACTATTGCTTATTCCTCTGTTGTCTATGCCTACCGAGACAAACTATCTCATTACAGAAGCGGGCAACGCTATTACGTTTGGAGGGGTGAGGATTCTTGTCTGATAAATATTACGTCGGCGGCGACATTACAAGCTTTGCCGACAATGGCAAGTATAAGCCTATTTCCCGTGTGACGCTGCTTGTGGACGACGAAAATAGCCTGACAGCGGGCGATGATACCGGCATGGAAGTTATCGCAAGTTGCCCTCACGCCACACAGCCAATGGTAAACGCTTTATTGCAAACCATGAAAGGCTACCAGTATCAGGCATACGAAGCAGGCGCGGCAAACATCGATCCAGCGGCAGAGCTGGGCGACGGCGTGACGGTTGGTGGCATTTATTCGCCGCTGTCTAAACTTTCTGATGATGGGCGCGGATACGCGGGTATTTCTTCCCCCGGAGAAGCAGAGATGGAAGACGAATACCCGGCTGAGGGGTACATCACACAGGAGTTCAACCGCAAGATTGCCGAAACACGCTCAACTATCACCAAGACCAGCGAGGAGATCATGCTCAAGGTCGAGGGCATCGACGGCAAATACACCGAGGTCAAAACCACGCTGGACGGCCTGACGGTGACGGATGCGAGCGGCACGACCAAAATCAACGGCAGCAGTATCAAGACGGACAATTTGTACGTTGCTGCGGCAAATATCAAGGGTACGCTGACGGCTGACCAAATCCAGACCGGCAGCATCCGCGTCGGCGATCTCAAGGACGGCTCGAACTACGCAACGAAAACCTATGTCGACAACAACGCGGGCCTGAGCGCAAGCGAGGTCGACAGCGCTATTGAGACGTACATTGACGAGACGAGCATCACGGCGGAAAAGCTGCGCGGGCGCACAGTCGAATTGTTGGCAAGCAGCAATCAATCCATCGGCAGTATCGAGCTTGCTTACACAACGACCGGTTACGGCATTGCCATCAATACGACGTATGGCGGCATTCAGCTTAATTCTGGAGGCAAGATTTACCTTTCTGCCTATGACGGCGCATTTATTACGCTAAGCGATGTTGTATCTCTTGGCGGCGGGCCGCTGCTGGTAGGTTCGAAAATGTACGGCTCAAAGCTCCCAAGCAACCCACAGTACGGTCAACTGTTCTTCCTTTTGCAGTGAGGTGACGCATGGCACGATTTTACTGCACGCTCTCACCGGTGGATGGAGACGGAACGAAGCTCGAAGTCTATGCCAAATTCACGGGAGGCGCAGATGATTACAGCTATAAGCGCTCTATTGACGTGCGCGTCATCGGCGTTGGAACATTTGAGTTTACGTCAGCGGAAACGGGCGGCGGCACGAGTACGTTTTCGGGCTATATCACAGGGCTTTCCCCCGGCGAGCAGTACGAGTGGGTCTGCAATCTCTTCTACTGGAACGGCGATTGGACAGTCTCCGATTACAGCGACGAGGGCACAGCTACGACGTATAGCGACAGCTCAAGCACTGCCGTATACATCAACAATCAAGCATACACCCCATACATTTACACCAACGGCTGGGACGCATACGACGCATACGTCTATACCGGCAGTTGGAACGTATCAGGATAGGAGTGATAGTGATGGACAAAAACAAACTGCGGGAGCAGATCAACAGTGCATATGCCATGATTACCGGCATCTATGTTAAGGGCAGCGAGGCTAAGCGCATGGCAATGGCGATGCAGAACCTCGAAAATGCCTTTGCCGAGTTGGACAAGCCGGACAAGCCGCCCGCCAAAGGGGGCAAGACGAATCCCGAGAAGGAAAGCGAGGTAACCGATGGCTGATAAAGCAATTTCCGACCTCACCCAAGCAACACAGATCACAGGCGAAGACCTTTTTGTCTTGCAG